CAGTAGCATAAGAAAAATCATCCCATCTAATATTAGTAGCTTCAGGAATAATGGCACTTACTCCACTTACACTTAAAAACTGTGTAGAGTTAGTTCCACTGTAACCCATACTTACCGAATTACCATCCGCATCATATCCTACAATTTTTCCACTCCACGGGAACCCAATTGTTGAATCTACGTCAACAATTGTAGCTCCGATAGAAACTGCATTCAACGCTTGGGTCTTCGGATTAGGTTGAAAGTCCCCATAAATGGATCCGAGAGTGTCAATATCCCTCTGATATCCAGAATCTACTGAAATTTGGTAATAATCACCTTCCGAATACTGAATTTTTTCAACATTTGTAACTGTTCCCCTAGAATTTGAAGAATCTTGGAAAATTGTTCTATTTTTTAAGTCTAAAACGTTGCCATTTACGGATTCAACAACAAAATCTTGAGTAACTCTATAATCTGCATTAGAGGGCTTAAGTAAAAACTTACTCGGCTTGATAATTTCTACTTCTTCGCCATATAATGCTCTAAAAAGTATCTTAAATGACTCATCCGTACCCTTCGATTTGTAAAAAGTGTCAGCACCGAAGATAAAATTCCTCTGATCAATATCAGAATGAAGATTTCTATCAGTAAATCCGGGAACAAACTGTCTTTTTATCTTCTTAAAGAATTCCTGTAAGAAAATAATGTTCAAATTATGAACAACTGCTCCCTTAGTATGGCGCGCCTCCTTCGAAGTAGTAAAAGTGAGTTGATCTGTTTCAAATCCAAGATAAGTGGTAATACCACTAAATCCTCTATTACAATTTACAAATGTTTGATCAGTTTTATACTCATATTCTATAATTTCATCATCAATTTTAATTAAACCATCTGTTTCGGGAAAACCTTCAGTAAAATTACCATCTACAGATACAGTAACAGTTCTATCATTATAATTAAGGTCTTTTTCTAAAATCGTATAAGATTTGAGATTGACAAGTTCATCAACTTTAACGTATTGGTCAATATTTTGTATTAAATCGGCTGGCGCGCCTTGAAATTCTTGAGAAACGTAATATTTTTCTAAAAATTCTCCTAAAAGAGGAAAATCTTCTCTAACATATCGTGGAAGCTGACTCTGAACGATATCTTGGAATTTTACTCTATCTATTGACATCTACTGTTATCTTGTAAAAGTACCATTGGAGTAACTAGAAGTTACGTTATAATTACTACCTGAAATATCATCGCCAGATGCAATATTATCCGACTTCATAGTTACTGTTGAGAATCTAGTATCTAATTGTAGATAAAGATCCTGCAATCCAATAACATCATTAGAATAAGGAATAGTTGATATTTCTATAAGGGGCGCTCCTCTATTTACCACAGTAGAAAGAACCTTCATTGGGTTCATCTTAATTTCACCTTTCTTATAATTAATAATACCAATGTTCTTCTTAACAATAACTGGTTCTGCAAGAGCATCCAATTTGAATAGGAATACAGATCCAGTCAAAAGATCTTTATTAGGAAGATCCCCAAGATATACAGTTCCACTAATACCACTTACAGCAAATCCAGAAGATTTAATGTTATAACCATCTTCACTACCTACGTGGAATCTATTTCCATAACAAATCTCATATTCAGCAAAAATATTAAGAGCGGGTCTCAAATCTCTTCTCATATTAACTGTCGTAATGTTGGAAGTAATAGATGAATGACTATCATCAATAACTTTCAAGAATTTACTATATTTAAATCTTGCTCCAAACCTATTAAGTTCAGTAGAATCAGCATAATCTACAATATTATTTAAAATGATATCTTTTACATAATTGTAAGAAGGTGCCAGATTTGTATTATAATAAGCTGTAGTTTGTGTATCAATATATAAGTATTTTAAATCTACAACTTCACTTACAATACCAGCAACAGAATATCTCTTCAAATCCCTCTGAATATTTTCTTTAATTGTTGAAGAAAGATAAACACCATTTTCGGGTTTAATACTAACATAAACTTTTCCATACTGGGGAGGTTCTAAATCCTCTCCACCATAAGCAGATACTGATTCACATTCTGGATAGATTGAAGGAATAATAGCTTCATAATCTGATGCTGTCACAGCTCTATTTTGGGATGCGTAAATTTGAGATGCATATTTCTTAATGGAGTTTACATCCTCAATAGATTTACCACCATAAGATGTTGTATATGTGGAAACTGTTGAAACTCCTTTCGTAACAGCTCCACCATTATTGTCTCTAAGAGAACCAGCAAAAGTAAAGCTGGAAATATCATTACCTAATTCACCATTACCAGAAATATAGTTAACGGTAACATAATTTGGTTCTTGTAACTTTAGACCAAATGTGCCATCACCAAATAATAACTCATATCTCTCATCTGGTATTTCTTGAATAAAGAAAATTGGTGAAGTTGGCCCAACTTGTACCAAACTATTTGATAAGGTATATTTCCTTTCGATAGTAGAACTTTGTGAATCTCTAACAATTACTCTAATAGTAGAAGTATCAATACCACTATTAGTTAAAATATACTTTTGATTAGGATTTCTAGAACTTATAGTAAAATCCTGACTAATATAAGTTCCTTCATAAATTTTAATATTATTGAAAGTTGCAACCCCATTAGAATTTACATTGACAGTAATATCAGAAGGAATGGAGAAGATATAACTTTCATTACCAAAAGTTTGGTAACTTAAAGCAACAATACCTGATTTAAGAGTTAAAGTAACAGCACTTGTACTGGATACGTCAACACTAAAACTAATATTTGATACAGCAGATTTTTTGGAATGAGGCAAATATCCAATATTACGTGCTAGAGATACCACATTTTCTCTTAATGTGGCACTATCAATAAACACTTCATTAGATACCATATTGGCATTATATGAAGTGATGTAAGTATTATATGCTAAAACATCAAGAATAGTCGATAAATTAGACCCTTCAAAGTCATAATCGGTAAAAGTAGAGTTATCTTTAAGATAATTCTCTAATGTGGTTTTTATCTGGTCAAAATCCAGATTTGCGAAATTTATTAGTGCCATTTATTGAGACGTTGATTGCAACACAAAATCTAATTGCTGCGCGGGTACATTAATTCCAATTATATTATATGCAATAAGTACATTAAATTCATTATTATCATAATTAGGAATCACTTTTACCTTAGTTAATGATACTCTTGGTTCATATCTATCGATAGAATATTCTATTTCACGTTTAATTCTATTTGCAGTAAGTGGTGTTATAATCTCAAAAAGCATTCTTGATACTTTAGATCCAAATTCAGGGTCAAAAGGTTTTTCACCAGGATAAGTAAAGACAATATTTTTTAAAGATCTCTGTATTGCATTGGTATTTTTTAATGCGATTAAATCATTAGTTAGAGGATGCTTAGCAAACGTCATACTAATGTCTCTAAAACCTTGACTTACACTTTGTAAAGGCATTTGTACCTATAACTATAGATTATATATTCTGGGTTTATTTATAGTAGTAATTAGTATTCAGCTAAAGGTACTGGTCCATCAATCTTCCATTCATCGATTATTTCTTCCTGATTCTCAAATAACTCTCCATTATTTTCAAAATCATTCTTTTTTGGAGTAAGTTTATCATTAGCAATCTCTCTAAGCATTTTCTTTTCCATGTTCTTCTAATGATGATTATTACTACTAATTATAAGCATAAAAAAAGACCTCCCAAAGGAAGTCTTTATTTCTATATTATCTACCTTGTCCTCTATACTTCTTACGTTTAAAGTTGCGAGAGGTTGCTGCATGCTTAGTATGTTTACCAGCACCTTGTTTAGTCTTCTTTGGCGTTGGTTCTACTGTATCACCATTATTCTTACCATAAAGTGCCATTTAAATCTCCTTATTTAAATAATCAAGTTTTTTTTGTACTGATTCGGAAGTCGCTGCAACTCTATACTTTACTTTATCTCTATGAGATAATTCAGATAGGTTTTGTGCTACTTCCATCCATAATGTATTATCGTCTTTAACTTTTTTCCATATCATAGTTAATAAAAAATCTTA